GGACTTGGCGGAGCACAATGGGCTATTGTCATTGGTTCAAATGGAGTAGTAGGCGATGTTGTAAATTGTACGACTATACCGTCTAATACACCGACACCTACACCAACTAATACTCCGACTGTTACACCAAGTATTACACCAAGTATTACACCAACCAATACAATTACCCCAACTCCAACTCAAGCAGCTCAAGTATTCTTAGTAGATACACTAACAGGCGCTGGAGGTAATGGTAGATATGCAACAGCTACTTTAGCTTGTAGAAATGGTAATGCACTTACAAACAAATATACTACGCCGGGTACTACCACACCTGTAGTTAACACTACTATCTTCTATAATGAACCTGGATTAACTACGGTTTACGATGGAGGTACTAATTACCACCAAGTTAAATTAGGCGGAACTACATGGGGCATACAAATTGGCGCATTAGGTACAACCTTAGCTATTACAGATTGTTCTACTATACCTTCTGAAACTCCTACACCTACACCAACTAATACTCCGACTGTTACACCAAGCATTACACCAACCAATACACCAACGCCAACGATAACGCCTAGTCCTACTTCAAATGCACAGAGTTACTTTACTGATTTAACTCAATATGCTACAGCTACTTTGGCTTGTAGAAATGGCAGTCCAAGTACTAACAAATACATGGCTCCTGCCTATACAACGCCTACTGTTGGTCAGTATGTATATAATGAACCAGGCCTTACTACATTGTTTAATGGTGGAAGTAATTATCACTTAATGTTTAAAATAAGTACATATTGGGGCGTACAAATTGGAACGGGAGGTCAAATTACAGACGTAGTAGATTGTTCAACTATACCTTCTAATACACCTACACCTACACCAACTAATACTCCGACTGTTACACCAAGCATTACACCAAGTAATACACCAAGTATTACACCAACTAATACCGCTACTCCAACTCCAACTAATACTGCAACTCCAACTAATACTCCAAGTATTACACCAAGTATTACACCAACCAATACCGCTACACCAACTCCTACAACACCTGCTCAACAGTTCTTTACTGATACAACAGGATATGCAAATGCTACTTTAGCTTGTAGAAACGGAAGTGGAAACAGTAACAAGTACATGGCTCCTGCTTATACTACTCCGACATTAAGTCAATTCGTATACAACGAAGTGGGATTAAGTACAACATATGATGGTGGATCTAATTACCACTATATGCAAAAAGGTGGAACAGTATGGGGCGTTCAGATTGGTGGAACAGGTCAAATTACAGACGTAGTAGATTGTTCAACTATACCTTCTAATACACCTACACCATCGCCAACAGTAACACCAACTCCTACTGCTACATTATCTAACGTAACAGTAACGGTAAATGCTAAACAAACTTCAACTGCTAATGGTACTAAGTACATATGGTACAGTACTAATGGTGGTAGTTCATATAGTCAATTAGCTACAGCTTTAACAACTGGAGGCGGTACAGTAGGAACTATAAACGTATCAGCTGGAACAAGTATTATATTCTTAGGATCAAATTCATCTAATAGTAATAACTTTGCGACAGCTGGATCTACAGGTACTTACCCATCATCTCCAGGATCATGTCAATCTTATACATTAGGTAGTGCAAGCACAGTGACAGTATTCTTAACAGTTAACTCTTCAGTATCTGGATGTTAATAAAATAAAATTTGGAATAATAAAATAAAAAGGTTATATTAAAGTTATGGCAAAGATTTTTGTTTCGATCGCATCATATAGAGATCCCGAGTTATTAGCAACTCTTAGGGATTTAATTGCAAATGCTAAGAACCCTGAAAATTTAGTATTTTCAATCGCATGGCAACATTCTCCTGATGATATTTGGGATACTTTAGACGAATTTAAAGATGATCCTAGATTTAAAATTATAGATATTCCCTATAATGAGTCTAAAGGAGCATGCTGGGCAAGAAGTATACTACAAGAAAACTACAACGGAGAGGAATATTATCTTCAGTTAGATTCCCATCATAGATTTACAAAAAATTGGGATGCAGAATGTATTAAGATGATTAAGCAATTAAAAAAAGCAGGACATAAAAAACCTCTTTTAACTGCTTATATACCTTCCTATAATCCAGAAAACGATCCAAAAGAAAGAGTACAAGAACCTTGGTGGTTAACTTTTGATAGATTTATACCAGAAGGAGCTGTTTTCTTTCTACCTGCTACAATACCAGGTTGGCAAGATATGACTCAGCCGGTACCTTCTAGATTCCTATCTGCTCATTTTATATTTACAATAGGTAAATGGTGTCAAGAAGTTCCTTACGATCCTGAATTATACTTTCACGGAGAAGAGATTTCTTTAGCAGCAAGATCTTACACTTCAGGCTATGATTTATTTCATCCTCATAAGGTTATTGCTTGGCATGAATATACTAGAAAAGGTAGAACTAAACAATGGGACGATGATAAACAATGGGGAGATAGAAATAAAAATGCCCATTTACGAAACCGTATATTATTCGGTATGGAACCTGGCTGTACTTCTTGTCAAAGAAATAGACTAGGCATTTATGCTTTCGGAAAAGAAAGAAGTCTAGAAGATTATGAAAAATATTGCGGCTTAAGATTTGCAACAAGAGGAGTTCAACAATATACCTTAGATAATAAATTTGCACCTAATCCAATTCTAGAAAATCCTGAAGAGTATGAAGCATCTTTTGCTCGCGTATTTAAGCATTGTATAGATATAAATTTTAATTCTGTACCTGAAAACGACTATGATTTTTGGTGCGTAGCATTTGAAAATGAGCAAGGTGAAACTATCTTTAGACAAGATGCAACTGCAGATGAAATTATTAGTATGAAAAATGATCCTGACGGTTATTGTAAAGTATGGAGAACGTTTCAACACGCAGAAAAGCCTGTTAAATGGATAGTATGGCCTCACTCAATTTCAAAAGGATGGTGTGAAAAAATAGAAAGTAACTTATAGTGAAAAAAATTAGAATTCATAGGTATGAAAATGAGATGTGGGGAAGAGCTCATTTACCATTTTTTAAAAAATTTGATGCATATCTAGCAAAATTTTTTGATATTGAGGTAGTAAACTACAATAAGGACGGTAATACGTTTAGCGGAACTATTGAATTAATGAAAAGTGTAGGCGGATTCGGTACCGCCCCTCCTTTATCAGACGTCGATTGCGTCATTGAAAATTTAGAATCCGGAGAAGTAAAGGTAATTTCTTTTACAGAGTACTTTAATAGCTATATTTCACACATTGCTAAATCAGATATCTGTACCGACGTACTACTATGTCATTTTAATTGGCATAATGTATACTATTGGATGAGAAAAGAGAATGCTATTAGCCATCTACATAAAATAAAGCCATGGATTTTTTTACCTTTTCAAGAATTTGATTACGAATTATATAGAGGTAAGAGAAAGGAAATAGAAAATTTTGAAGATAAAATGTTCTGGTTAGGAAGCGGAGTTGATAGTTATAGGAAAATGATTAGGATTGTAGATAATAAAGGATTTATGCAGCCCCTAGATCAAACCTCAGTACATGATCAGTACTTAGAAAAGCTAATAAAAAGTAAAATTGGGTTATCTTATTATCTAGATTTAGATAAATACAATACTCCTTATGATCATACAGGAGAATTTTGTTATAGAGATATTGAATATACTACACTAGGACTCCCTTTTATTCGAATTGAATTTAAGGATACAACTCACGATCCATTATTACCAAATCACCATTATATCTCCATACCAAGAGAATATGCTTATGTTGCTTATGAAAAAAACGGAGATGAAGGAGTAGCAGATTTGTATATTCAAAGATATAATGAAGTTATAAACGATACTGAGTTCTTAAATTTTATCTCAGAAAATCAACTTAAGTGGGCAGATAGAAATATACTAGGAGAGCAGAAAGAAAAATTAACATTTGAATTATTAAAATTAAATAACTGGTTAAATTAATATAGCATGAGTATAGTAACAGGGCATACAGCTTATAAGGGGTATACAGCACAGCAGCATAATGATGCATTTGAAGTTTTTAAAAATTTTTTAACTGAAATAAAGCCAAAAAGAATTTTAGAAATCGGAACTGCGGGCGGAGGTCTAACTTTGTTTTTAAGAGATACGCTAAACGAAATTGGATTAAATGATACACCAATAAGATCTTTTGATGTACATGAAGCTGCTTGGTATAATGATATACGAAAAGAGAATATTGAAATAAATATTGAAAATATTTTTGATCAACCTTATTTAAACTTAGAAAAACCAGAAAGAATTATTCCATTTATACAAGAAGAAGGAACTACTTTAGTATTGTGTGATGGTGGTCATAAAATTGGCGAATTTAATATGATTGCTCCTCTTATAAAAGTAGGAGATTTTATAATGGCACATGATTATATAGACGTATGGCAAAACTATAAAGAAAACTATGTAGATAAGATTTGGAACTGGTGTGAGATAGAAGATATCTACATTGAAAAAGTTTCAAAAGAACAAAACCTAGTACATTATAATAAAGAGATTTTTGATAAAGTAGTGTGGGTTTGTAAGCAAAAAATATCTTAGATGAAAACAAATTCGGTAACTATAGTCACAGGACTATGGGATTTAGGTAGAGGAAATATCGAGGGCTGGGCTAAAAGAAATTTTCAACAATATAAAGATAGGTTCTTTGAGCTACTAGAATCTGATGTAGCAATGTGTATATGGATACCTAGAGAATTAGAGCAAGAAGTTTTAAAAATTAGAAAAAATAAACCTACACAGATTTACTTTAAAGAACTTGAAGATTTTAAAACCTGGTTTCCTTTTTTTGATAAACTTCAAGAAATTAGAACTAATCCTGAATGGTATAATATAGCTGGATGGCTACCTGAATCTCCACAAGCTGCATTGGAATATTATAATCCAATGATGATGTGTAAGATGTTTATGGTTAATGATTCAGCCGTAATGAATCCCTTTAATTCAAAATACTTCTATTGGATCGATGGAGGATTAACCTCCACAGTTAATCAGGGTTATTTTAACTACGATAACGTCTTTAACAAACTACAGAATTATACAGATTCAATTAAAAAGCTTACTTTTATAACTTATCCTTACGAAGGTAATACTGAAATTCACGGATTTGAAAGAAGTAAAATAGCTGAGTATTGCGGAGTAGATTTTGTAGGTAAAATATCGAGAGGTGGATTTTGGGGAGGTGAAAAAGATCAAATACATAAGTTAAATAATTTATATTACTCCCTACTCGAAGATACCATTAACAGCGGGTATATGGGTGCGGACGAATGTTTATTTACAATCCTAACTTATAAGCACCCTGATTTAATTCATCCTTTTGAAATTGAAGGCAATGGACTTGTATGGCCTTTTTTTGAAATGCTAAAAAATAAAGAATTACCTAGTATTGAAGATAAGGTAGCTCTTTATGTAATAGGTTTTAATTTTCCAAGTCAATTTAATACCCTTTGTAAATCTTTTGAAAAGTATGATAGAAATTTTTTAGATAAACCAACAAAATTTTTATTAAATAATTCAACAGATCGCTCTACTGATGAAAAATTTGCTGAGTTATGTAAAGAATATAACTTTGAAGAAATTAAAAAAGATAATATTGGAATTTGCGGTGGCAGGCAATTTTGTGCAGAACATGCTGAAGAGAATAAATTTGATTTTCATATGTTTTTTGAAGACGACATGTTTTTCTTTAATGGACCAGAAGAGTTTTGTAGAAACGGATTTAAAAGAAAGATTGAAAATTTATATGAAGGAATATTACATATTGCAAAAATAGAGAAGTTTGATTTTTTAAAATTTAATTTTAGTGAATTTTACGGAGACAATAGAAAGCAATGGGCTTGGCATAATATACCTGCCGATGTAAGAGCAAAATTATTTCCTGAAAACCCCGTTAAAAATGATTCAGATATCGAAAAAGCTCCTTATATAGAATTTAACAATATAAAATCTTATAAAGGATTACCTTATGCAACTGGAAAAGTTTTCTATTGTAACTGGCCTCAGATAGTTTCACGCGAAGGAAATAAAAAAATGTTTCTAGATACTAAATGGGCACATCCATATGAGCAAACTTGGATGTCTTTAATATACCAAAAAACAGCAGAAAGTGAAATAAAGCCAGGTATTTTATTAGCATCCCCGACAGAGCATAATAGATTTGAATTTTACGCTGCTGAAGAAAGACGTGAAAACTGATATTTATAACTATGCCAGTAGCCATTTCAACCGTACCGTATAATTTAGGATTAACTTCAGAAACAACGATTTACGTTAACGAAGTTAAATGTAGAGTACTTGAAAATGATTTTAATTACTCACAAAATCCTTCAGTATTTAAGTATAGAACAGTAATTACAGGTTCGCCAGCTTTACCTTTCTATAGCAGCTCTACAGCTATTATTACAGACGGTACCCTTATTGATAACGTTACAGGATCTTCCTTCAATCCTTACGTAACTACCGTCGGACTCTTCAATGAATCTAATGAATTATTAGTAGTTGGAAAACTTGCAACTCCATATCCAATTCCAGAAAATACAGATATCACATTTATAGTAAGATGGGATAGCTAAAACCCTAAGTTTATGTCAAAAAAATGGTTTATATATGAAAACGGACACGTAGTAGAATACGATTCTGTTGATAAATTCCCTGAAAACTGCGTTGGATTTGTGTATAAAATTACAAATATTAAGACTGGAAAATTTTACATTGGCAAAAAATCCCTGTATTCCAACGTTAGAAAAAAGTTAACTAAGAAAGAATTAGCTGAATACAGCGGACCAGGTAGAAAACCTACTAAAAAACTAGTTACATCTGAGTCAAATTGGATGGATTACTGGGGTTCTAACAAGGGAATCTTACAGGAAATTAAAGACTCAGGTACAGATAGCTTCCGTAAAGAAATACTTAAATTCTGCTTTAATAAAAAGCAATTAACCTATTGGGAAGTACATTACCAATGCATAAACGAGGTACTTTTAACAGATAAGTCTTACAACGACAACGTACTTGCTAAATTCTTTAGAAAAGATTTGGTATAATTAGAATAATTTCTTACATTATTCATTAAAGACTGTACATTAATGGAGAATTCACGCCTAGTTTTAGGGCTTTTACATAATGTCTTAGGTAAATCTAAGCCTTCTACTAAGGGAAATCACGCATTTCACTGTCCTTTCTGTAAGCATCATAAGCCAAAGCTTGAGATAGACCCAAAGACTGGGTTTTATCACTGCTGGACTTGTGAACCTGCTACGAAAGGTAGAAACTTAGTGTCTTTACTTAAGAAAGTACAAGCCACTTCTACTCAAATTGCTGAGATGAGAAGTTATTTCCCAGGAGGTAAGGGAGAGATAGACGATAAGCAGTACGAAGTAGTAGAATTACCGAAAGAGTTCGTCTCTCTTGTAAAGCCTAGTACAAAACTGACTTATAGACAGGCTAAATCTTATACTACGGGTAGAGGTATAACAGATACAGACATTATAAAGTATAATATCGGGTATTGTGAAGCAGGAAAATATAGAAACTCTATAATAGTTCCTTCTTATGACTCAAGAGGTAGATTAAACTACTTTATCTCTCGTTCTTTTGAAAAAGATTCAGGAAGAAAGTATAATGCACCTAGTTGTAATAAAAATGAACTAGTAGGTCTAGAGTATTTTATTAACTGGAAGGTACCTGTCGTACTCTGTGAGGGTATTTTTGATGCAATTGCTTTAAAACGTAATGCAATACCTCTATTTGGTAAAAGTATACCGAAGGCTTTAATGATGAAACTTGTACAGAGCGATGTTAAAACTGTATACTTAGCCTTAGATAAAGATGCTTTAAAGGAAGCACTTAAATATGCACAACAATTGATTAATCTCGGTAAAGATGTTTACTTAATTGAATTAAATGGTAAAGATCCATCTGATATAGGGTTTGAAGAAATGACAAAATATTTACATCATGCAAAGCAACTTACATTTGGTGAGTTACTTTTAAAGAAAATGCAATTATGATTATAGAACAACGTTCAGAGGCTTGGTTTGAAATTAGAAAAGCTAAAATAACAAGCTCAGAAATTCATAAAATAATGGGTAGAGGAGATTTTAGCGAAACCGCTAAGACTTACTTACTCGAAAAAGTTTGTGAACTGTATGGAGGTGTTACAGAACCAGCAGTTGGTGCAGCACTAAGCTGGGGTACAGATTTAGAGCCAATAGCAATAGACCACTACCAAGAGAAGACAGGCTTAAAGGTCGATAAAGCTTCTTTTATTCCTGCAGGAGATTTTTATGGCGGTTCACCTGATGGTATTATTACTACAGGAGGCATTATAGAGGTAAAGTGTCCTTTTAAATCTGCAAATCATTTTAAACATGGAATGATTAATACAGCAGCTAAGTTTAGAAAGGTAGCACCCAACTACTACTACCAATGTATCTCTAATATGATATGTGCTGAAGCTACATTCTGTGACTTTATTAGCTTTGATCCAAGAGTTCAAGACGACTATAAGATGTTTATATTCAGATTAGAGCTAGACCAGGAAGAAGTTAAATTTGTTAAAGAGAGAATTGAATTAGCTATAAGATATATGAAAGAGCTTGTATCGGAGATAGAGGCTGCTAAACCTAAGTTACTCTTAGGATAGATATTTATTAGTACTATGATAGATGCTAAAAAAATAGGACAGAGAATTGCCGAAGCTATTGCTAATGAAGCAGGTCCTTGTTTCTACCCAGGCAAATTTAAACCACCACATAAAGGACATTATGCAGCTGCTACTGAACTTGCTCAGAGAGACTATATAAAACAAGTTAATATTATTATAAGCAGAAAGACTATTGACGGTATTACACCTGAAGATTCGCTTATGATTTGGCATATGTATCTAAAGGCCGAGCCTAATCCAAAGATTACAGTTAAGATCTCAACAGATGAATCTCCAATCCAGACAATTATAAAGTACTTAAAGAACAATCCAACTGTTAGTACAGTGTATGTAGCAGTAGGAGATGACGAAGTAGATGACGAAGCTTACGGTAATTCCTTACAGCAATCGTTTGGTGATAGAGTAAAAGTAATCCCTGTACATGAGAAAGCAGGCGAGATTTCAGCACCTCACGTTAGAAACGTTTTAGCATCAGGTGACTTTGAAGAATTTGCAGAAGCCGTTCCCGAAGCTGCTTATAACAAAGGATTTGCTCCAAAAATATTTAAAATGCTCGGAACAAAAGTAAAAGGAAATGAACCAGAACAGGCTTAATGTACTAAAAAATTTTATAGGATTTTGTAAAGCAGAATTAAATATTCAGACTTTACCTAAAATCTCTTTGCTTAACGATAAGTCTTTTGTCGAGCAGAATAGATCTTTTGGTGAGTATAATCCCGAAACTACTACCATTAAGGTAGTAGCATTAAATAGAAACCTTGCAGACATTTGTAGAAGTCTTGCACATGAATTGTGTCATCATAGACAGAATGAGTTAGGTATGATTTATAACGAATCAGGCGATACAGGAACTGATATTGAGAATGATGCTAACGCTATGGCGGGTATCCTTATGAGAGACTTCGGTAAAAGAAATGTAGACGTTTATGAATTGAATACAGATAGTTCTTTAAATGAAATTGGAGAAGGTACTAAAACTTACGCTTGGAGATTTGACGATGAAGATGCTGATGGCAATTACTTTTATTCTTTCGATACAGAAAAGAGTACTTACACCGTAGGTATTGCTAATTTAGAAGACGGAATGTATGACTTGTCATTTAATACAACCTCACCAGATGGTGACCCTGATGTTAGTTTAGACACTAACGAGGGAGTTCCTTTAAGAGTTTTATCTACCGTTGTAGATATTGCTAGAGACTTTATTCAAAAAACAAATCCCGATACTGTTATCTTTAGACCGATTAAGACTAAAGAAGTAGATAAGCAAGACGACATGAGACGCTATAAACTCTACGGTGCTTACATAAGAAAAAACTTACCTTCAGAATATAAACTAATAGACTTCGGCGAAACATATAGGATAGTAAAAAAATAAAAATTGTTATGAGTGATCATTTAAAAAAAGAATTTAATCCTCGAGACGTTCAGAGGATGAGAAATATTATTACAGGTCAAACTGGTGATAGAACTCAAATTCAAACAGGTTGGGAAAGAAATCAAGAAGTACATAAGGAAGGAGATGTTTGGGAAGAAAACGGTAAGAAATGGACCATTAAGAAGGGTATTAAGCAATCTATAACCAAACTCGACGAAATTAAGAAATTAGTAGTTTTACCGATATCATGTCCGAATTGCGGTAAGATGATGAAAGTAAACGAATACAATAAGAAAATGTGGGCTATTCATCAGAAGTGTTTTGACTGTGTTATTAAGATGGAATCAGAGATAAAGCGTGAAGGAAAGTGGGATGAATATTGTGCAAACATTATGAATCTTAATAAAAATGCAGAACTCGATGATTTAGAACAAGCTCTAGAGCAATGGGTTACAGAAAAAGATAGCTTTGTTTCAGAGGCAGGCGAGGTAGAAAAATGGGGCGGAGGCGATAAAACAGACATCTATAAACAGGTGAAAGAGGAGATTGCTGAACTAAAGAAACGCGATATTTATAAAGGAGAAAATACATAAAACAATGCCGTTTAAATCACAAGCACAACAGAGAGCAGCGTTCGGAGGCCATTTAGGTCCTGAAATGAAGAAAAAAGCGCCAGAATTTGCACACGCAACTCCTAATATTAGTAAACTACCTCAACACGTAAGAGAAGAAGGTATGGAAATGGGGCAAGAACCTCAAATGCAGTCTTGGGATCATCCAGGATGTGAAGATAAAATAGGTAAAGTATTCGTAGTATTAAAGCCATCCCCTGAGTCTTCTCCTGAGGATTTAGTACATGAAACACATTGCTTTGGGTGTGGTCAATTTGAACCTAGCAGTGTACATGGTCTATATGCAGATAAAAACGAAGCTAATTTAGTAGCAGAAGCTGCTCAAGCCGATCTTCATACGCATTTACGTAAGGTAGAGAAGAAAAAAGATCAAGTATTAGACGAAATCACTAAGAATATTAATAAACTTCAAAAAGCAGTAAATGGTCATATGACTGAAGCTTCTGAGAAACCAGAAGAAGCAGATATGCATCACGATTTAGCTCAAAGAAAAATGAATATTATTAAAGGATTACGCGATAAACATAAAGCTGTAAAAGCTTCAAAGAAAGAATTACCAGAACCAAAAGATAAATAATGAACGAATTTGTACAGTTTATATCGACCTTGATGGCTTCAAGACAACAAGCCCATATCTTTCATTGGCAAACAAGCTCTTACTCAGCTCACAAAGCATTAAATAAATACTACGACAAGATTGTAGATTTATTTGACGGACTAGTTGAAAGCTTTCAAGGTAGATATGGAATCGTAAGAGGGTATACCTCTCCTGCATCTTTCAAAGAAGATGATCAAGCAGTAAATTACTTTGAAGCCTTATCAAAATATGTAGAAACTATTAGAACTAAGATTCCGCAAGATTCTTATATTCAAAATGAAGTCGACACAGTTGTTAAATTAATTGAAGACACTAAGTATAAACTTAAATTTTTACACTAATGACTGAAAGTAAAGGTACATGCTGCGGTAAATGTGGACATATTCACGTAAAAGGAACATCATGCCCTAAACCTTTTTCAACAGGTAAAAACCATTGTAGTAGACGTACTAATGAAATGCATACTATAGATCACGACGGTGCAGATGAGTTTCATCAAGTGCACGCTGATATAGAAGAGAGTTTAGAAGAGAAGAGTAAAGGACTTTGGGCAAATATTAATGCTAAAAGAGCTCGCGGTGAAGCTCCAGCACGCAAAGGATCAGAAGCTTATAAGAAAGCTGTCGCTGCAGGAAACAAGCTAAATGAAGTAGATGAAGTAAATGAATATTGTCCTCAGTGTTTAGCGGAGTATATAATGGAAAATTACAATAAGCTAAACGAAGCAGAATATAGAGGTAGAAAAGTTAGTTTAGGTAAGCCTTTCCTAACTCCAGGCGGACCAAAAAAGAGATCAGTATATGTTAAGAATGCTAAAGGAAACGTAATAAAAGTTAACTTTGGTGATCCTAATATGAGAATAAAAAAATCAATTCCTGCACGCAGGAAGAGTTATAGAGCAAGACATCACTGTGAAAACCCAGGACCAAGGACAAAAGCTAATTATTGGTCATGTAGAGCGTGGTAAGACTAAGCGACATAGTAACAGAGATCAAAGAAGGAATTGACGATCCAGTTAAACCTGGCATCTTAAAAAATAGATTAGGTAAACTTTCATGTAGTCGAGTAAGATCTGCAAAGAGTAAGCTAAAAAATAAAGGTACGCATTATGCAAAAGCATTACAAAGATATTTAAATTACCACTGTTAAAATGATTAAATTAAAAGACTTATTACCAGAATGTGAAAACTGCGGACGTGATTGGAATCATGGTCAAGATCATGAAGGTTCAATGGCTCACGGCGAATTAAAAGATGCTATCTCAAATGCATCTAAGATTCAAAACATGATTGGCGACAATGATAACCTACCAGGATGGGTTTCTTCTTATATTACGCTTGCTTCTGATTATTTACACTCAGTAGCTGAGTATATGGCAGGACAATCATCAGAAATGCAAGAACCAGGTCCTGGTTTTAACATGAATGAAGTTAAGAAACCTTCCGCTGGCTTAAGTAAAGAAAAAAAATCAGACATAGCTAAAAAAGCTAAAGCAGGGAAAGATATTGGTAAAAAAGGAAAAGGTTTTGAGAAAATAGCTCAAGCAGCAGGCGGTGGTGAGAAGGGGCAGAAAATTGCAGCAGCTGCAATGTGGAAAAACGTTAAAAGATAAATTATGAACTTAGACAAATTAAAAGGACACATACCTGACACAGTAATTGCACAAATTCCTGGCATTCAAGATAAATTTGAAATCAATACACCAATTCGCTTGGCTCATTTTCTTGCACAATGCGGACATGAATCAGGCGGTTTTAAGCTAGTTCAAGAGAATTTAAACTATGGAGCGAAAGGACTATTAGGTATATTTCCTAAATACTTCAACGCTGAAACAGCTGCATTATACGAACGCAAACCTGAAAAGATTGCTAACATAGTTTATGCAAGTAGAATGGGAAATGGTGATAAAGCAACAGGGGATGGTTGGAAGTTTCACGGAAGAGGGTTTATTCAATTAACAGGGCACGATAACTATAAGGCTTTCAGTACCGCTATCAACGAAGATTGCGTAGCTAATCCAGACTTGGTTGCTACAAAGTACCCTTTAGCATCTGCTGCATGGTTTTTTCATAAGAATGGCTTACATAAAATTGCTGATGAAGGAGCTACTGATGCAGTTGTAACTAAAGTAACTAAAAGAGTTAACGGTGGTACAATTGGATTAGATGATCGTATCAAGCATTTCAAAGAATTTTATACATTATTAGCATAATATGGCAACAAGTAAAGAAATAATAAGGAGACTTATTTTAAAGGAAGTAGAGAGAATGGAACCAAGCGTACAATCGTTTGAGGATGATCCAATTAACTTCCTATTAATGAAATATCCTACTTTAAAGGCAACTTTAGAGATGTTAATGACTCCGGCTTACAAAGATTACATTACAGGAATCTATATTTTAGCTCCTAAACCAACTACGTTTAAGATTGTATTGCATAATGGTCAGTTTTTTACTCTAACCTTCTTAGGTAAAGTGTATGAAGCAACTATAGCAGGAAAAAAATTCTACTTACAGACAGTAGGGGAAAGAGAAAGAGCAGTGAATGCTATAGCAAGATTACTTTCTATGGGAAATCCAATTAAAACCAAAGGAGCAGACGGAGAAGAACAAACAGCTAGTGAAGGCGAAGAACCAGAAGAAGCCGCTGACGAATCGGCTCCAGCAGAAGAAGAAGCAGAAGAGACAGAATCTTAAAACTTACAGAAATACTATAAGACCCGGCATCAAAGCCGGGTTTTTTGTTGGAAATACGAAATATTTTCATTATATTTTACATAAATAAACAATATGAGAACAAAAAGTATTATAAGAAAAATGAAAACTGTATGCGGTAAGGAATTATCCTACTTAGAAACTACAGGGGAACCTAACAAGATGCATAGCACGGAAGGTCCTGCTATCGTTTATGCCGAAGAAGAGAAAAAAATTCCCGAATACTACTTATTTGGAATTAAGTACTCAAAACAAGAGTGGAAGAGCTTACTATCTCAAAATAAGCCAATGCCTATAGACAATGCAATGGGCTTTGATTCCGTATATTAAACTATTTATTAACAAAATAGTAATATGGTATTTAATATTCAAAAGTTCTTAAGTGAGAACAGATTAACAGGCCAATCTCAAATGAGAGAAGATGACAATACTGGCTTAACTATGCCGGTTGGTAATGATGAAGAGATGTTTGACGATGGAAGTGAGGAAGAAGATCAAGATGATTGGTCTACTGCAAGTACAGATAATGGAGATTTCGAAGCAGAACCAACTGCAAGAGACGTTAAGCAGAATGATGCATCTTTAACAGGTATTCATAAAAAACAAGCTCAATTACAAGACTTAGAAATGCAAAAGGATAAATTACTTATGCAGTTAAAAAGTAATATAATTGGACTAGATCAATATAAGCAAGCAATTGGTAACATACCAATGCAAATCAAAAAACTAAGAGCTGACATAGATCAAGCTATGAACATCACAGTGGATGACGGTAGCGAAGACGAAGCAATCTAGTTGGTTATAAATAATAAACAATGGCTAGACCAAATATAAGTGATGCTATTAAGCAGGAGCTTATAAAGTGTAAGCAAGACCCTGTATACTTCATGAAGAAGTACTACACCATTCAACATCCCACCAGGGGTAGAATGACCTTCAATTTATATCCGTTTCAGGAAAAGGTCTTGCGCTTATTTCAAAGATATGATTTTACAATCATTAACAAATCCAGACAGTTAGGTATTTCTACCTTGACTTCTGCTTTTGCTTTATGGATGATGCTATTTGAGCAAGATAAAAATATTCTCGTACTTGCAACTACGCAAGCTACTGCTAAGAATATGGTTACTAAAGTGAGATTTGCTTACGATAACTTACCTTCTTGGATGCAGCTACCAGTATTAGAGCACAATAGACTTTCTCTAAGACTTAAAAACGGTTCTCAAATTAAAGCCGTATCAGCAGCTACAGATTCTGCACGTTCAGAGGCGGTATCACTACTTGTAATAGATGAGGCAGCGTTCATTGACAGGATTGAAGACATCTTTACTGCTGCACAACAAACTTTAGCAACTGGAGGAGGCTGTATTGCCCTCTCTACACCTAATGGTGTCGGTAATTGGTTTCATAGAGAATTTGTTAGAGCCCAAAATAGCGAAAATAATTTCTTACCAATTAGCTTACCGTGGACAGTACACCCTGAACGTACTCAAGATTGGCGAGAGCAACAAACCAAAGACCTAGGATTAAGAGCAGCTGCACAAGAGTGTGATTGCGATTTTAGCACTTCAGGTAATACAGTTATTGAACCAGATACTTTAAATTGGTACCAACTTAACACAGTAAGAGAACCAAAAGAGAGATCAGAAATGAATCAGGCTTATTGGATTTGGGATTACCCAGACCCTATGAAGACTTATTTAATTATGGCGGACGTAGCGAGAGGAGATGGACAAGACTTTTCAGCCTTCCATGTTATAGAAGTTGAAACGATGATACAGGTTGCTGAGTTTAAAGATCAACTATCTACCAAGGAATTTGCACGTAGATTAATCTCTGAAGGCATTAAATGGAACAGTGCTCTACTTGCAGTAGAGAATGCCAATATTGGATGGGACGTAGTAACTACTATTCAGGAAATTGGATACCCTAACCTATATTATTCACCTAAATCAGAACTTGTAGGTACTCAAATCGATCTTTACGTTGCAAAATACGATAGAGGTGATGGAATGGTACCTGGATTTGGTACGAATACGAGAACTAGACCTCTTTTAATCAACAAAGCTAGATCTTTCATCGAAGAAAAGACTGTAGTGATTAGATCTCAGAGACTTTTAGACGAATTAAGAGTGTTTATATGGAAAGGAAGAGCAGATGGCGATGCAAAAGCACAAGCATTACAAGGATATAACGACGATTTAGTAATGTCTTTCTTTATTGGGTTGTTTTTACGCGATACAGCCATTAGATTTAGACAAACGGCTATGGACCTAACTTACGCTAGCTTAAATAATTATTCAAAAACAGGAGGAGATAGCGGAGGAGGATTTGAAGTTTATAACGGAGGAAATTACAGTAATCAACAAAACCCATGGCAAATGCCAGCGGGAAATGGCCACGATGACATAACGTGGCTTCTATAACGAAGATATTTATTAGATATGGCAGAAGAACAAAAACAACAACCGCAGAGAAACCTCTTTTCAACCCTTAAAAGGTTGTTTTCTACTGATGTTATCATTAGAAACGACGGTGGAGAGCTTAGAACGGTAGATGTAGACAATATTCAAGTAGACGGTGTACTTCAAACCAATGCACTTGTCGATCGTTTTAATCGTATTTATACGACTTCTACATCTTATGGCGTTAATTTAAACCTAGCACAGAATTATCAATCAGCTCGTGTTCAGATTTACGCCGATTACGAAGCCATGGACACAGATCCAATTATTGCCTCAGCATTAGATATTATTGCAGATGAATGTACACTTAAAAACACCCAAGGAGATGTCATACAAATTAGATCAGCTGACGAAAACATTCAAAAGATACTTTATAGCCTTTTCTACGACATACTTAACGTTGAATTCAACCTCTGGTTCTGGATTAGAAATATGTGTAAGTATGGCGATTTTTTCCTTAAGCTAGAGGTAGCAGAGAAGTACGGAGTTTACAATGTAATTCCATTTTCAGCTTACAATATCGTAAGACTTGAAGGAACCAATCCAAAGAATCCATCAGAAGTTATCTTTAAGTATGATCCTACTGCAGCATTAGGTGCAACAGCAGGCTATTCTACGTCTTATCAAAATACAGACTTAGGTATTACGTTTTATAACTACGAGATGGCTCACTTAAGACTAATCGGAGATATTAACTACCTACCTTACGGACGTTCTTACTTAGAACCAGGTCGTAAAATTTACAAGCAATACGTCTTAATGGAAGATGCGATGATGGTACACAGATTAACTCGTGCACCTCAAAGAAGAATCTTCTATGTTAACGTTGGTGCTATTCCTCCTGCAGAAGTTGAGAACTACATGCAACGTATGATCTCTAAGATGAAGAAAACTCCTCTTATTGATGCTAAGACAGGACAATACAACTTAAATTACAACGTTCAGAATATGCTTGAAGATTTCTTCATTCCTGTTCGTGGTAATGACCAATCTACAAGGATAGACAATGCTCCGCCTTTGGAATATAACGGGATTGAGGATATTAACTACCTTCTTAACAAACTATTCGCAGCATTGAAAGTCCCTAAGGCTTTCTTAGGATATGAAAAGGATTTAACAGGTAAAGCAACACTTGCAGCAGAAGATATTCGCTTTGCACGTACTATTGAAAGAATTCAACGTATCGTTGTTAGCGAATTAACTAAGATTGCATTAGTTCACCTATATGCACACGGATATGACGACGAATCTCTTACTAATTTCGAATTAGCATTGACTACTCCGTCTATTATCTACGAGCAAGAGAGAGTTGCATTGATGAAAGAGAAAATGGACTTAGCTGCACAGATGATGGAGACTAGTTTCTTACCTACAGACTGGATTTACGACAAATTATTCCAATTCTCTGAAGAAGAATTTGATGAATATCGTGATTTAATTGTTGAAGATAAGAAGCGTACCTTTAGAATGAAGCAAATTGAAGAAGAAGGTAATGATCCAGCAGAATCAGGACAAGCTTACGGTACACCTCATCAAATCGCTTCAATGTATGGCGGATATGGCAGTGCAGCTCTAAGTGGAAATAACGTACCTCAAGGATATGATGAAACAAATCCTTCAGAGCCTACTAAACTTCCAGGTAGACCAGAAGAAAAAGTATCGTTGGTTAACACGGCAGAAGATCCTTTAGGAAGAGATAGAATGGGAGTTTATGATTTAAAGTCTAAACCACAGACAGGTGAAGCTGGAAACTCATTAAAAAATAAGTTTCACGGCGGAAGTCCATTAGCTTTGAAAGAAACTAATGAGAAAGCAATGTTAAAAGAGGATTACACTAGAACAACAGCTGCATATCAGCAAAATAAAAGCGCTTTAGAGGCTTTTAAGAAAAAAAGAGTGAATCTATATGAAGAACCAAGTCAACTTCTTAACGAAGACCTTATTAGACCAGATTCAGATTTAATATAACACATTGATATTTATTAGTAAGCTAAAAAGTAATGATCAAACATAGCAAATACAAAAATACGGGGGTTCTTTTTGAGCTTCTCGTCAGACAATCGACTTCTGACCTGATGTCTAACATAGACTCAAAAGCCGTAAAAATATTTAAGAAGTACTTTACAAACACGGAGTTAAGTAAGGAATATAACCTGTATAGCACAGTGTTAAATGCACCAAAACTTAATGAAAATAAAGCTGAAGTACTAGTTAGCACTATTATCGAACAAGCTAAAAAATTAGATAGAGAAAAATTAGATAAAGAGAAGTATAACTTGATCAGAGAGATCAAAAAACACTACGATTTAGATAATTTCTTTAAAGCAAAGATAGAAACATACAAAGTTTACGCTTCTGTATACACTCTTATCGAAAATCAGTTGAGTTCTACGATGAATGATACTAAACAAATCATTACCAATAAGTTAAGCTTACTTGAACATATTACAAAGGAGTCTTTAACCGAAAGAAAAGTAGCTTCTAAGGTAGTTGAGGAGTTTATGAAGGAAGATAAGGAGATTAGAGTACTTGCCTATAAGATTTTAGTTGAAAGGTTCAACGAAAAATACTCTTCTCTATCTAGAGAACAGAGAGACTTACTAAAAGAATATATTAACAATATTTCAGATACTAAAAAGCTAAAAACCTACTTAAATACTAGATTATTAGAAGTAAAAACTGAAATTATAGGATTTAAAGAGACTACAAAAGATAAAGTACTTCAAATTAAATTAAATGAGGTGTTAAACTTTATCAAACCGATAGCCGTTAACGAATCTATTAAGGATGAAGTACTTATCGGCCTAATGCAATACTACCAATTAATCAGCGAGTTAAAAGCTATAAAATAATGAATAATCAATTTGCTACACAGTACTTAAGGGAAGAAGTAGATCCAAATTGGTTGGAGAATTATATGAAAAAGCTTGGTGCTGATGAGGAGCTTATTAAGTATACTTTAGTACTAATCGAAAAAGGATTAATTAAACCAGATAGAGCTTTAGAGATTATGAAGCAAACTTTAGGTTTAACAGAAGACGGAGCAGCAGCTCCTGCTGGCGGTTCTACTACAGGCGGCGGTGTTACAAACGGAGCTACATTCACACCAGGTAACGGTGAACAGTATGCTGCAGGCACTAAAAAGAAAAAATATCAGGAAGACGCACCGCGTCTTGCTGGCGAGCCTTCAAAGACAAACAGTCAAGGTTCTAAAAACCTTAATGCTTATTCTAGTGTTGGATTTACTAAAGCCCCAACTGCTCAAGAGGCTGGAAAGCAAATGAAAGGTATCGATGTAGATATGTTATGGAAAGAAGCTTTAGAGGAATCAAGAGCTTACAATCAATTTAAAAAAGAAGCTGCAATGAGATCTAAACCAGATCAATTACATCAAGCAGCTAAGATGATACAACATAAGTTAGACGAAGTTACTAAATTACTTGAATTTACCTCTCAAATGAGAAACGATCTTTCTGAAGGAGAAGCAAATGTAGAGTATAAACATAATACTAAAAAGGTTTTCGAAAGAATTCATTCAAAGGTTGTCGAAGTTTATACAAAAGTAAAAGGTCTTAAATAATGGCAAAAGCGAAATCAGCTGGTAGTAGTACCAAAGTTTCATTCGGTAAAAGAAAAGTAGGTTCAGCACAAAAAAGTTTTAATAAACACAGTCCAAGGCCAAAAGCCTATAGAGGACAAGGTCGCTAGTATGGCAGTAGTATATCAACATAGAAGAAGAGACACCAACGAAGTATTTTATATCGGAATAGGTCATAATACAAGTAGGGCTTATAAGCTGAATAGTAGAAATAGACATTGGATACATATAGTAGATCGAGTGGGGTGGGATGTTGATATTTTATTTGAGAATATAACTTGGGAAAATGCTTGCGAAGTTGAGAAAGGAATGATTGCTGCTTACGGTAGGAGAGATTTAGGAACTGGACATTTAGTAAATATGACAGATGGAGGAGACGGAACTCCCGGTATAGTTCGATCTGAAGAATGGAAACAGGCTCGAAGAGAGGAAAAGAAAGGAAATAGCTACGGTCTTGGATTTAAACATTCCGAAGAAACTAAAGCTCTTATGAGCAAAGCTAAACTAGGAGCTAATAATCCTAGTAAAAAAATAGAAGTTATAGAAAAAGCAAAAAGAACAAGAAAGAATAATCCTTTTGAGTATACAGAAGAAATTCTTCAAAAAATGAGAGGACCTAGAGGACCTCAGAAACAGTTAACCTGTCCGCACTGTAATAAAACAGGAGGTGCTACAGGAATAAAACAGTGGCATTTCGAAAATTGCAAATATTTATCAATATGAAGAACATTCAGTCCCAATATACAGACCTTTTAGAAGGTAAAATGTCAAAGCAAAACTTTATGCGTAATGTGCGTATGGAGTTTCCTCAACACGTAACTAACGTTTCTTCTTTTGAAGATACAGTAAAGATATTAAAAGGTAAGCGCATCATATCTGAAGCAGCTAAACCTGAAGGTGTTTACGGACATAATCCGAATGCAGAGACTCCTCCAGCACCAGGTATTGATCAATTAAACTACTACCAAGTATACCACGGTATTCAGTTTGAATTAGCTCAAATGCCAGAGATTACTGATGAAAATTATATTAAAGCTAGAAAGAAAGTAGTAGATACTATTTTAAAAGATCCAGATGCTTATAAACAACTTCAATTAGCTAATTTCAAAGCTGTTAAGGCTATGGATGAAGATTTGAAGATGAAAGAAGTTAAAGAGAATAATTTAACTGATAAGCCTAATGAAATGAAAGTCATTAAGAAAGATGCAAAGGCAAATACAGAAGATACATTAGAGAAAAAAGAAAAAAAGAAAGCTAAGAATCCTAAAGGTGTTCAAGTAATGACTCAAACTCCTAAAAAAGCTAAGGGTATTGCAAAGGTAATGGAAGTTCCTGGAAAAGAGAAAGTAAAAGCTCTTAAAGAAAATATCATGCAGGAATTAACTATGCAAAATCCTACTTACGAGCACTTTCAAGTAGGTGCAAGAGTTAAAAAAAAAGATAACTCCTTAGTAGGCGAGATCACAGAATGGGATGGCGATACTGCTACAATAAAGACTGACGAAGGCGAAATACACCATGTTCAAGGTAATGTTTTAACTAAAGGAGATATCCCTACTAAAAAAGATACTCCTACTGTTAACCCAAAAGCACACGTTCCTGAAGACGTAGAAAAAGTAGAAGAAACTAAAGAAGAAAGAGACGCTAAATTAAAATCTTTAAAAGAGAAATTAATGAAAGCTGTTAAAGAAGAATTAGAAGAAGATATTTTTACAAAAGGAACAGGTCCAGGTGCACAAACTGTAACTGCTACTAACCCAACTTCTAAGAGTGCATTAACACAAAAAGGTTTTAGAGCAGTACCTAACACTGGAGATATTAAACCATTATAATGAATAAAGAAGTTTTAATAGAGTATTTATCGTTTAAGCCACTACCTCAACAATTACATGAGGCTAGAGTGAATCCAAGAGCAAGATTCCTGGTATCCGGTAAGGTACAAGCTGCAGATAAACCTAACGCAAATCACCGTATCTATAATTTTGATATTTTAAAGACACAAGTACAGTTATATTCAGACGGTCCTATTGCAGAGAAAAGAGCTCTAGGTGAGTTAGATCATCCAGAAACTTCTGTAATCAATTTAAAGAACGTTTGTCACAATATTACAAGATTATGGTGGGAAGATAAAGACTTATATGGTGAATTTGAAATCTTAGATACTCCCTCAGGAAACATATTAAAAGAATTATTCCTTGCAGGTATTAATGTAGGAGTTAGTTCAAGAGCTATGGGATCTGTAACGCCAATTGGTGAAGGTCTTGTTCAAGTAGAAGATGACTTAGAATTAATTTGTTGGGATTTCGTTTCAACTCCAAGCACTTATGGTGCGTATGTTAAACCAGTAGGAGGATTAAATGAATCTTATACTCCACAGGTTAACGAACAACGTGAAGGTATTAACCGATTAATCTCCGATATTATATGTCTAAATTCGGGAGTTTGTTGTATTAAGTAAAAATAAAAATTTTCCGGTAAAGAGCTCCTTCTCAAGGGGCTTTTGCTATTTATAACAGTATACCATCCTAATATGGTATCTTTTACTCTTATTACACCTATATTGCCACTACTCTAATAGGCAATCCCCCACGAAAAGAATTACACAATGGAAAGTAATCAAGAACTGTTCAAACAGGCTATCTTGGATGCTAAAGCAGTGCGTGAGACGTCTCTAGCAGCCGCTAGAACTACTCTTGCTGAACATTTCGAACCTTTGGTTAGAGATATGTTTAGAGAAACTGTTGAAAACATCGAAGAAGGCGACGATGACACTATGGAAGAAGCAAAGCACGACATGAAAAAAGGCAAAATGCACGACATGAAAGAAGCTGAGCACGACATGGAAGAATCATCATTAGATGAAATTTTAGCAGAATTAGATGCTTTATCAGAAGACGACATGGAAGAAAGTGACTTAGATGAGCACACTACAACCACTGCTGGCTACGATGAAAAAGCACATACTGCTAAAGGCGAAACTGGCTATGATGAGAAAGCTAAAACCTCTCATGGCGATCATAAGCTTCACGAAGCTGATGATGACGATGACACTGAAGAAGATGACAAAGATGCTAAATCTGACGACAAAGCTGAAAAAGCTGGCGAAGATTTAACAAAAGGTACCGAAGGCGGTGAAGACATGGAATCTTCAGACGAACAAGAAGTAGTAGACATTACTGTTGGTGAATTGAAAGACATCATTCGTGATGTATTCATGACATTACAAGGTGGTGAAGAAGCTACTTTAGACGCGGATACAGATTTAGCTGCTGATTTAGATATGGATGGCGGCGAAGAAATGCCTGCTGACGACACTGAAATCTCATTAGAAGAAATTTTAAGAGAATTAGAAGCTGCAGACAAGAAAGTAGAAGAAGGAACAGGCCCTGGTGGCGAAATTGATCCTAAAGCTGCTGACGTTCACAACGTTAAAAACGACCCAACTCAACAAGAGTTGAACGAAGCTATTAAGACTATTAAAGTTCTTAAGCATGAATTGAATGAAATCAATTTATTTAACGCTAAGTTAATGTACGTGAATAAAATCTTCAGAGCTAAAAATCTTTCTGAATCACAAAAAACAAAAGTTGTCAGCGCATTTGACAGAGCATCATCTGTTAAAGAAGTTGAGAACACTTTTAGAACTTTATCTGAATCAATCAGTGCTGCACCTAAAAAGTCTTCATTGAAAGAATCTGTAGGGTTCGCTTCTAAAGCAATGGGTAACGCTCCAGTTAGACCTATTGTTGAAGCAGATGCCTTCGTAACAAGATGGCAACAACTTGCTGGAATTAAATAAATTAAAAAACAAAACACATTTAACAATGTCAAATTTAGTACAATCTCTATTAGAGAGCGCTAATCCATACCAAGATCAATTGGGTGTTAGCCAAAAATTGTCTAAGAAATGGGCTAAAAGTGGTTTACTTGAGGGTTTAAAAGACTACGATAGAAACAACATGTCTGTTATCTTAGAAAACCAAGCTAAGCAATTAGTGATGGAACAATCATCAACAGGTGGTAACGTTACAAACGGTGCTACTTTCACACCAGGTAATGGTGAACAATGGGCTGGTGTAGCTTTACCGTTAGTTCGTAAGATCTTCGGTCAAATCGCTGCAAAAGAGTTCGTTTCTGTTCAACCAATGAACTTACCTGCAGGTTTAGTATTCTACTTGGATTTCCAATATGGTAACAACATTCCTTTACCATTCCAAAAAGGAAATTCAGTTTACGGTAACTTAGTACAAACAAACAACAGTGGCTTTGGTAACTCAGCTACAGGTGGTTTATATGGTCAAGGCCGTTTCGGTTATTCAATTAACCAGTTCTCTTCTAGCGCAACTCCAACTACAGTTGCTCAAGCTACTTTCGCACAAGTAGATTTCAATACAGCTTACTTACCAGGTGGCGTAACTTCTTCTTTAGGAGTTTCTGCTTCTTCTCTTGTTGCTGTAACATTTACTACTGCTTCTATTAGCACAGTAATGGATACAAACGGTGTACGTGCTTTCGAATTATCTGGTAGCACAGTATTAACTCCAGCTAACGTTATCAACGACTTTACAGTTTTAGATAACAGCGGTAACATTACATTCTTTGTAACTGGTTCTACAGTTGCTCAAGTTAATGCTGTAACTGGTTCAGTTGCTGTATTCTACAACAAGCAAACTAACTTCCAAACACGTGGTGATTTTGAAGACGCTCCTCAAGATACGCCTACTCCATTCTCTAACCCGAACGCTGCTAGCTCTGCTTCAATCGTTATCCCAGAGATTAACGTACAAATGAAGTCTGAGACTATTTCTGCTAAGACTCGTAAGTTGAAAGCACAATGGACTCCAGAATTTGCGCAAGATTTGAATGCTTATCATAGCTTAGACGCTGAAGCAGAATTAACAGGTATGTTATCTGAGTACATCTCTTTAGAGATTGACTTAGAGATCTTAGATATGTTAATCGAGAATGCTCAAACAGTTGCTAACTGGTCAGCTCAAATCGGTAACCAAATCAACAGTGCTGGTACTAACTACACAAATAACACTGCTGGTGCTTACTACAACCAAATGTCTTGGTTCCAAACAATTGGTATCAAGTTACAAGCGGTATCTAACAAAATCCACCAATTGACTTTACGTGGTGGTGCAAACTTTATGGTTTGTTCTCCAACAGTAGCTACTATCTTGGAATCAATTCCTGGATTTGCAGCTGATACTGATGGTGCAGCAGATACTATGAAGTATGCATTCGGTGTACAAAAGATTGGTTCATTAAACAGCCGTTACAAGGTTTACAAAAACCCTTACATGACTGAAAACACAATCTTAATGGGCTTCCGTGGTAACCAATTCTTAGAGTGTGGTGCCGTTTACGCTCCTTACGTACCATTGATCATGACTCCATTAGTGTACGATCCACAAACCTTCACTCCACGTAAAGGTATCATGACTCGTTACGCGAAGAAAATGATCCGTCCTGAGTACTATGGTAAATTGTACGTTGCTGATTTATATGTTGCTCAAGCTAGCTAGTCTAGTCTGACAATATCAGTATAAAAAAAGAAGCCGGCCCGTAAGCCGGCTTTCTTTATTTCTGTACTATTTATTTAAAATAGTTTTATATGGCATTAGAGGTTCAACCAAAAAAGAAACCAAAAGGTCCAATTAAGTTTCAAATACAGTTAAATGAAGAGCAAAAAACAGTGAAAACTGCAATTCTCAATAATGTTATAACAATAGTTACAGGTCAAGCTGGTTCAGGAAAAACCTTGGTAGCATGTCAAGCAGCTCTAGATTCTCTTTTTACTAGAGAAGTAGAGAGGATTATCGTAGCTAGACCAGTTGTAACAGCAAAAGAAGATATAGGATTCTTACCTGGAGGTTTAAAAGATAAACTTGATCCCTATATAGCGCCAATCTATGATAACCTTTATAGATTGTACGATAAGGCTAAGATAGATAGTTTGTTTACGGAAGGAAAAATAGAGATAATTCCCTTTGCTTTTATGCGAGGACGAAACTTCTCGAACGCTTTCATTATCCTGGATGAAGCACAAAACGTTACAGATTCACAAATGGAGATGGCAATTTCTAGACTTTGTGAAGGTTCTAAAATGGTTATAGTTGGAGATGTAGGACAAATAGACTTAAGAGAGAGAAAAGATTCTGGATTGATTTATTTAAATAAAGCAGTTCCAGGTGTAGTGAAAGGCGTAGCATCTATTCACCTAAGTCATAACCACAGACATCCAATAGTAGAACAAGTGATTAATGTTTATAAACAAATAAGAAATTAATGGCAAATCCAACCATATATGACGGTAACCCAGGCCCAATCTCTGGATCTACTCCATTCGGATTTTACGATAACGATGTAGATTTTCAAAATGACGGACCTAAGGTAGCAAATTATTGTGCTAGAAAATTAGGATATCCTGTACTTGATGTGGAATTGAATGACCTAAACATATATGCATGCTTTGAAGAAGCAGTTTCTGTATACGCAGAAGAGCTTTATCAATTAAAGATTAAGGATAACTACCTTACTTTAGAGGGTCAACCTACTAGTTCACTTTTAAATAATACTGTAGTCTCCCCTAACTTAACTAACTTAGTTAATATAGCTGAGACTTATGGCCAAGTAGCTGGAGTAGGTGGATTTGTTAGCTGGAAAAGTGGCTCTGTACAATTAACTGCAAGCGTACAAAACTATGACTTATACGAATGGGCTGTAAATACCCAAGGAATGGCTTCAACTGATAGATTAGTAGTGCAGAGAGTAATGTATCAAGCACCTCCTGCATTATACCAATACGGATACGGTTCTTATTACCCGCAATTAGGCGGAGCTGGTGCATGGCCTGGTAACTGGGGTGGATATGGATATGGAGGGTGGGGAGGAGTAGGTAACGCAGTTACTTATTACCCTGTTTTCTGGACAATTCAAATGTTACAAGAGGTAGAAATGCAAAATACGGTAAACTTACCGGCTTGGACTTTTGAATTAATAGGAACTAACCTTAGAGTTATGCCTATACCTACAGGAGCAGGCGGATGCATTTCATTACAGTATGCATTCCAGTCTGATTTAATGAGCTTAACTGAAAATAGTCCTTATGGTGATAATCAAGGCTTAGTTGCAAATGCTTCTATGGCACCTTACGGGTTAATTACTTATTCTGATCTTAACCAACCTGCAAAACAATGGACTAAAGAGTTTACAGCTGCATTAACTTCAGAATTACTAGGTTTAGTAAGAGGAAAATATACAGTAGTTAATATACCGGGTGCAGAAACAACTTTAAACTTTGCAGATTTGATTGCAAGAGGCCAAGCAATGCAAAAAGAGTTAAGAGAAAAGTTAAGATTAGATCTTGAAGACATGTCGAGACAGAAACAATTAGAGAGAAAAGAATCTGAGAATAACTCTTTAGAAAATACATTAACAAATATACCTTTAATGGTGTATGTAGGATAAAAACAAAAAAATGGCGTTATTTGGAACAGTTAGGGATGCATTAATGCAAATTGGAGTAGCACACGAGTTTGTTAACAACGTAGCTACACAACAAATTGGATACTATAAGGTAGTTTTACCTGATACGCAGCCTAACGTTTATGGTGAAGCCTTGGTAAAGAGTTATATTGGACCTGTTTTACTAAACCTTTTAATTGTGAGAGGTGATTTCACTACAACAATTGATAGCTTCGGTCCAGATAGTAGACGAGATGTTGAATTTAGATTTTTAAAAGTAGATCTAGAAGTAGCTAACGTAGTTCCCGAAACGGGAGATGTTATTATGTATAACGAACTTTACTATGAAGTAGATAATACTAACGAAAATCAATTATTCTTAGGTAAAGATCCTGATTATTCATATTCTCAAGGTTTAAATAAGTTCGGACAAAGTTTCTCCATTATTTGCTTCACCCACCTAACAACACCAGAGAGATTAGGTATTACACAAGAGCGATTATAATATGGCAGGAGGAATACAACAAGTTAGACCGCAGACCAGGCGAGAATTTTTGGACAAAATTATTGTTCCAACCGATCCTCAGTACGGTAATCCTAATATTATATTTTCTGATCCCTTTAAGCCAGGACAACCTGAATTTAATCGTGCATACGAAACAAAATTTACTGAATTAGATAATAAAAAGTTTTCTATTGGAATTAAAGATCATAGTGAAGCTATTCAATATTATTTTGATGAAGTTTTAAAATTATCTGTATACCAAAATAACGATAGTATTTTAGTTCCTGTAATTTACGGACATCCTGAGAAATGGAAATCAGTACAAAGAGACGGTTTTTATAGAGATGGAGCTGCTAAGATTATGCCTCCATTAATTATGTATAAAAAATCAAACATTACGCAGAATAGAGAGTTAGGTAATAAATTAGATGGTAACGTAGCACATAACGTACAGTTATTTGAAAAAGCTTTTTCACGTAGGAATATTTACGATAATTTTCAAATTTTACAAGCACAAAAGCCTCAAAAAGAATTTGTAGTAGTAGTTACTCCTGATTATGTAACAATTACTTATAAATGTGCAATTTGGACTAACTTTGTAGAACAAATGGATAGATTAGTTGAGGGATTAAATTTTGCTTCTAATTCTTACTGGGGGGATCCTTCTAGATTTCAATTCTTAGCTAAGATTGATTCGTTTGATGATATTCAAACTTACGAACAAGGTGAAGATAGACTTGTTAGAACAGAGTTTAATTTAACACTTAATGGATATTTAATTCCAGATACATTAAATGCATATCTTGCACAGTTACAGAGTAGGACATATAATTTATGTAAAATAGTATTTAATACAGAACAGACATCATGAGTAACCCACAAGATTTAAGAGATCAAATTGAACAATTAACAGGATTTAACTTCGTAGCAGCAGTTCCAAGTACTGCTCCTTCTGGAACAATTTCTACTGCCGGCATTGCTCCAGGTGATGTTATTCAATCCGATCAAATATTAAACATTATTAATGCTTTAAACGGTGTTAATGTAGACACTATTATTATATCCGGTAGTTTTTTTACTTCAGGATCTAACGTATTAGACGGTAATCTAGCATTACCCTTTCTACAAGAAGGTCAGTTCCTATACATTACTGGAGGATTCGTACAAGGTATAGATGCCATACCAAGCTCTTCTTTTGCCATATCTGCTTCTTATGCAACTACCTCTTCACTTCCACTATTAGGAATTGTAACAGCTTCTGCATTAGCTAGTACAATTACCTTTACGAGAGGTGACCAAACAACTTTTGATGTTATAGTATCTCAATCAGGATCCGTTGAATCAGCTTCTTATGCAGTCTTTGCTCAAAATGCAGCAACAGCTTCCTATATTTTAAATGGAAATGTAGAAGTTAGTGTTAATAGTAGTACTGCAAGTATATTTTTAATTCAGTCTCAGAGCTTACCTTTCTTTAATATTGCTTCAAATAGCGATATGACAGTATCGAGTGATTTATTTATAATAAAAGGATTTACTTCACAACAACCTGTCTTAACTATAAACGGAAGCATATTAAACGTTGCAACTCATTCAATAAATCCAACAGGATCTACAATAGCAGGCAATATATACTTCACTTCTAGCTCAATGTATGTTGGACTGGAATAAATTATTAAAAATTATTCATTTAAAACTTATAGTTTCGGAAAAAATACTATTTATTAACGGAAAACAAGAACCTTTAAAAATCAAATCAAATGTCAGCACCAGCTTCATGGAAAAAAGTCATCGTATCGGGTAGTAGCGCCCAGTTAAATCAACTTAGCGTCGATACGAGTGTAAATATTACAGGATCATTAAATGCATCAAGCAGTGTATTTTTACAAGGATTAAGCGAAATACCTCAAGCCTATACTTTAGGTATTGATACTACTACCGGTCAGATTTATTATCAATCTGGTTCAGCACTTAACCCTACTTCTGCATCTTATGCATTATCTGCATCTTATGCAACTAGCGCTTCATATGCTTTAAATGCATCTGCTGCAGTTTCTGCATCTTATGCAACAAGTGCTTCTTATGCTTTAAATGCATCTGCTGCAGTTTCTGCATCTTATGCAAACAACGCTTCAACAGCAGATAGTGCATCTTATGCTTTAAGTTCTTCTCAAGCAGATACAGCAACAAGTTCATCTTATGCCTTAACAGCTTCTTATGCTTCAAACGTTCCTGTAACTGCCTCCAACGCAGATACAGCATCTTACGTTAATATATTAAATCAAGCAGTAGTAATTTCAGGTTCATTAGCTGTTTACACATCTACAGGTAATTCATTTGATATTAATGCTGATACCTTTGTATTTACAGGTTCATTATCAACTACTGGATCAGTTGCTTTTACAGGATTACAAGAAGTAAATGCTAGCTACATAGTTGGATTTGATCCATTGACTGGTTTATTAACTTATGAATCTACAGGTTCAGCTGCTGCAAGTGCTTCTTATGCAGTAAGTGCATCTTATGCAGTAAGCTCTTCATATGCCAGCAATGCAACTTCTGCATCTTACGCAATAAATGCTTCTACAGCAGATTCAGCATCTTATGCATTATCAGCATCTCACGCAGATCAAGCAGACAGTGCTACTTCAGCATCTTATGCTTTAAGTTCTTCTCAAGCAGATACAGCAACAAGTTCATCTTACGCAGTAAGTTCATCTTACGCAGTTAGCGCTTCTACAGCTAATTCAGCTACAAGTGCTTCTTACGCTTTAAGTTCATCTTATGCAAACAACGCTTCAACAGCAGATAGTGCATCTTATGCTTTAAGTTCTTCTCAAGCAGATACAGCAACAAGTTCATCTTACGCAGTAAGTTCATCTTACGCAGTAAGTTCATCTTACGCAGTTAGCGCTTCAACAGCAGATAGCGCTACAAGTGCATCTTATGCATCTACTGCAACTAGCGCATCTTATGCTTTAAGTGCATCTTATGCAGACGCAGTAACAGGTTCAGGTAATTTAACTTCTGGTACAATTGTATTATGGACAGGAGATGCATTTGCAAATTCTTCTATCTCACAAGCTGGCGGTACAGTTTTAATTAATAACGCAGGCGGAGTAACAATTCAAAATGGCGGTTTATATGTAACAGGTGCTTCTACATTCCACGATAATGTGGTAATGCAAGGTGATTTGACTGTACAAGGTACTGCTTCATTCCAAAATAGTGAAAACTTGGCGATCGCAGATCAGTTTATCTTATTAAACTCTGGTTCAACTACATTCCAAGATTCTGGTTTCATTATCAATACTGGCAATACAGCAAACTCTGGATCTGCATTCTATTTAGAAACATCAAGCACTACATTAGGAACAGATGCAGCAAACGGACGTTTTGCAGTAGGCTCTCAAGTATTACCAGATGCAACTTCGGTGACAGCAGCGGAATATGCTAACACCACTTTAATTACTAGTGGTGCACCGGGCGACGCAGTTCCGCAATGGGGTGGATTAACTTTAGGTCAAGGTAATACATGGGTAGATACTACTTCAGGAGATATTTACATTTATGCTTAATCGCTTAAAAAATAAATTAGTTATGGCTTTCACATCAAAACATATCACTGGAAATAAGGAAGAGGAGCCATCAAAAGCTCCTCTTTCTAATATTCCTACTAATATACCTCCCCTTTCTAAAGGTGAAATTGAATTAATTCTGGTCCTTATTAAAGACACAAACTTTAAAGGAGAACACGTAGAAAAAATTTTTAATTTAGTATATAAATTACAACAGTACTACCTCAGTTTAAACCAGTAAGTTACCTATTTATATAAAATGTTGTTGGCCCCACGGGGAAGTAGGCATAGACACGGCATCAGTGTATGTACCTAACCACAACTTAAAAAATATTTAGCATGCCGAATTGGAAAAAAGTCATTGTCTCTGGTAGTTCAGCAAACTTATATGAACTTAATGTAGACTCTTCTATAACCGCTTCTATAGTAAGCGCATCTCAATTTACCGGATCTTTATTCGGAACCGCTTCTTGGGCCGTTTCCTCTTCGTGCGCTTTATTTGCAATTACTGCATCTTATGTTGAAACTGCACAAACTGCAAGTTATGTACTTCAGGCAATATCTGCATCCTACGCTTTAATCTCTTCTAACTCAGTAAGTAGTTCTTATGCTTTAACTGCTTCATATGCAGATAATGTACCTACTACAGCTTCTTATGCTTTACAAGCTCTAAGCTCTTCTTATGCATCAACTGCTTCATTTGCTTATGGATTTCCAGACCAAGGGTATAACTATACACAAAGTCCAGGTTCTAGTACGTGGAATATTAATCATAATTTAAATACGTATACTCCACTTGTAGATGTATATGATTCAACTTATCATCAATTAATTCCAGCATCAGTTACCTCTATAGATGCAAATAATACTCGAATTACTTTTTCAACAGCACAAGCTGGATTTGCTATAATATCAAAAGGTAGCGGACTTTCTAGCCAATCTGCTATTTCTGCTTCTTTTGCAACTAGTGCATCTTATGCTTTAACCGCATCATATGCAGCCAATGTACCTGATACAGCCTCTTACGCTTTACAAGCTTTAAGTTCTTCTTTAGCAGCAACAGCTTCACATGCAGATGTATTTACTATAGGCGGATCACAAATGATGTATTCAAATACACCATCTACATCAGCAGGAAATAATGGTATTTTTGCTACTAGTACAGGATCATTTGCAGGTGCTTTTTACCAATATACTTTATATAGCGGTTCAAATGCTAGATCTGAGAATGCTAACGCAGTTTGGACTTCTACTACTTCAAGTTACACCAACTATTCTACAATAGATGTAGGTGATACTTTAGGCGTAGTGGGATCGGTAGTAATAACAGGAGGTCAAGTTCAGTTAAACATACTTACACCTACAGCAGGATGGACAGTAAGAGCGGTTGCAACCTTTGTATAACATGAAAATTAATACATAAAGAGTTAATAATAGAGTCTAGAAATAGACTATTTATAATAGGAAATAATAAAAATAAAAAATAATTAAATGGCAACTAACCAATTCGTAGCTAGAAACGGTATAATTTCGTTAAATGATCTACAGGTAACAGGATCAGCACTTATATCTGGATCTATATCTGCTAACCTAGCAAGTTCAATCCAACCCTACGTAGTATCTTACAATCCAACCTCTGGAGTATTTACTTACGAAGGTACAAGTTCATTATCTTCTGCTACAGCTTCTTATGCTGTAAGTTCATCCTACGCGGTTAGTGCATCGTATGCAGACAATGCAACATCAGCATCTTATGCATTAAGTAGTTCTTATGCAGTTAGTGCTTCTTATGGTGTATCTGCATCTTATGCAGTTAGTGCTTCGTACGCTACAAGTTCAACTAGTGCATCATATGCCTTATCTTCATCTTATGCAGTTAGTGCTTCATATGCTTTATCTGCATCTTATGCTTTAAGCAGTTCATATGCAGTTAGCGCATCTTACGCAGTAAGTTCATCTTATGCATTAAATGCTACGACAGCTTCAAGAGCAGTTTCTGCTGCAAATGCAGACAATGCAACATCAGCATCTTATGCTTTAAGTTCATCATACGCAGTAAGTTCGTCTTATGCATTAAATGCAACAACTGCATCAAGAGCAGATTCTGCTGCAAACGCAGATAACGCAACTAGTGCATCTTATGCTTTAAGCTCTTCATATGCTGTAAGTTCATCTTACTCTGTAAGTTCTTCTTATGCACCAAGTTCAACTAGTGCATCATATGCTGTAAGTTCATCTTACGCAGTATCTGCTTCTTATGCAGTTAACGCAACTAACGCAGTAACAGCATCTTTTGCAACTAACTTTACTGCTTCAAATATTTTAACTACCGGTACTATTACCGCAACAAGCTTAAACGTACAGTACATTAGTTCTTCTACTGAATATAGTTCAGGATCAAATGTATTTGGTAGTCAGTTAACTAATACACAACAACTTACCGGATCTGTTACAGTGACAGGATCATTATCTGTTAATGATAGTCCAGTAATAGTAACTAGCCAGACAAGTTCAATGTCTGTAGCTTCAGCATCTTATGCTTTAAGTTCATCATACGCAGTAAGTTCATCTTATTCTGTAAGTTCATCATACGCAGTAAGTTCATCTTATGCTTTAAATGCAACAACTGCATCAAGAGCAGATTCTGCTGCAAACGCAGATAACGCAACTAGTGCATCTTATGCATTAAGTAGTTCTTATGCAGTTAGTGCTTCATATGCTTTAAGTTCATCCTATGCCGTTAGTTCATCTTACGCTGTAAATGCAACATCAGCATCATATGCCTTAAGTTCATCTTACGCAGTTAGTGCTTCATATGCTACAAGTTCAACTTCTGCATCTTACGCAATTAGTGCATCTTACGCAGTTAGTGCATCATATGCTTTATCTGCATCTTATGCTTTAAGTGGTTCATATGCAGTAAGTTCTTCTTACGCCGTAAATGCAACAAGTGCATCTTATGCTCAAACATCATCTTACGCTACTACATTCACAATTAGTAGTTCGGTAATAACAACTGCCGGTACTTCATCTAGCGCTGTAGGATCTAATATAATTTTTGACCAAGCTACTGGTTCCTTCACTGCAGCATTCTACAAGTACTCTGTTTTAAACGGAGCAAATTCAAGAGTAGGAGAAGTTATTGCATCATTTGACGCCGGAGCTATAACATTTACAGACTTTTCAACAATAGATAACGGTTCAACTACTGCAGTAACAATGTCAGCAGCAATAGTAGGTGCTAATGTTCAATTACTTGCACAAACAAATACTTCAGGTTGGAATATTAAATCACAAGCAACTTATTTATAATATATGTATCAAGTACAAATGCAATTTTTACCAGGAAACGATATGATTTGGGTAGCTCAGCTAAATCCTGACGATCCAATTTACGATTATCGTATTAAGACACAAGCAGAAACAAAAGCTTTTGAATTGCAACAAGCAGATCCTACCGGTAGAACTTATAGAGTAGTTGAGTTATAGTTTTTTTTAATAAACCCCAGCTTTAGGGATAGTGAACTGAAGCAAAAGATAAATGGCAGTTAATCAATTCGTCGCTAGATACGGTATAAATTCTTTAAGTGATATACAAATCACTGGTTCTTTAAATGCATCAGCAGGAATTACCGGATCTTTATTTGGAACCGCTTCTTTTGCTTCACAAGTTTTAAGTGCATCATACGCCTCAACTGCATCATTTGCTTTTGCCTTTCCTGATCAAGGATATACCTTTGCACAAAGCTCTGGAGCTAGTACCTGGACCATTACTCACGGTCTAAATACACTTACACCTCTCGTAAACGTATATGATTCTGGATATAATCAATTAATTCCAGCATCAATAACATCGACAAATGTAAACGTAACTGCAATTACATTTTCTACAGCGCAAGCTGGCTATGCTATTATTTCAAAAGGAAGTGGAATAGTTTCTCAAACTGTAGCATCTGCATCTTATGCAGCTACAGCTACTTCTGCATCTTATGCACAAACAGCATCTTATTTTAGCGGCTCTATTGCAACAGCAGTATCTGCTTCTTATGCAGTAAGCAGTTCTTATTCAGTAACATCCTCTTTTGCAAGCACTGTCGGTTTTAATTTTCAACAAGTTACGCCTTCAACAACTTGGACAATAACTCATAATTTAAACAATCAATATCCCCTAGTGCAGATATATGATACTAATAACTTAGTTTTCATACCTCAATCTATTACTGGAACAAGCAATAACGTAACAACAGTAACATTTTCTAATGCAGTAGCAGGGTATGCTAGGGTAGTTTAAGTGTAAATTGAATTAAGTTTCATGATATTTATAACAAATAACATTCAACAATGATTATAGACAGTGGCATAGCAACCGGATCGCTATCAATAAGTGGCTCTCTTACAGTTACAGGGAGTACTATTTTAAATGGACCTATTACTATTACAGGTAGTTTAGCTGTGAACGGCCCTATTACTGGAGCTATAACCGGTTCTATTACAAATGCAGTATCTGCTTCTTATGCCTTATCAGCTTCATACGCAGTAAGCTCTTCTTACGCTCCTTCTGCTACTTCTGCATCTTATGCTTTAAGCTCATCTTATTCTGTAAGTTCTTCATATGCACCAAATTCAACTAGCGCTTCTTATGCATTAAGTGCATCTTACTCTGTAAGTTCTTCATATGCATTAAACGCAACAACAGCTTCAAGAGCTGTTACTGCCGCAAATGCAGATAACGCAACATCAGCTTCATATGCTTTAAGTTCATCTTACGCAGTAAGTTCTTCTTATGCACCAAGTTCAACTAGTGCTTCATATGCTGTAAGTTCATCTTATGC